GAAAAAAGAAAAGCATTATCTGCTGAATGGTGGAATAAACAGAAAGAAATATCTGATAAACAAGCAGAAATAACATCTAGTGAGATTGAAGAAGTAACAAATAAAATAGATAAGTATAATGAAGCAATAAAAATTGCTCAATCTCAACAAGAGATGAATGAAAAAGGAACGGAAGAATATAATAATGCTTTAAAAAATGAAATTATTCAATATTCTAATATAAAATCTGCTTTATTAGAAAAACAAGCAATATATCAAAAAGAATTAGCAGATACTATTGTAGGAACATTAAGATATCAAGAATTACAGAAAGCAATAAGCGATACAACAATAGAGATATTAGATAATCAAAAAGCATTGTATGACAATAAAAAACAAATCATAGATGATACAATTTCACTAATCAAAGATGCCTACGAGAAAGAAAAAGATATAGCATTAGAAGCAATTGATGAACAAATGGAAGCAGAAGATAAAAGACATGATAAAGTAAAAGAAAATCTTGATGATGAATTGGATCAATATGAAGATTCTATCAATCAGAAATTAAAATTGCTAGATGAATTATCTTCCACAGAAGATTATGAAGATAATATTAAAAAATTAAATGAAGAAAAATTAGATATTCAGAAGCAAATTGATTATTTGGGAAATGATGATTCTTATGAAGCAAAAGCAAAAAAAGAAGAATTATTAAAAGAACTTTCAGAAATAGATTTAGAAATATCTAAAACTCAAAAAGATAGAGAAAAAGAATTATTAAAAGATTCTTTAAATGATCAGTTAGATGCTTATGAAAAAGATATTAAAGAAAAGCAAGATGCCGAAGATGATAAATATGATGCAGAGAAAGAAAGATTAGAAAAAATTAAAGATGAAACAGAAAAATATTATCAAGATATGATTGATAATGAAATTAATTTTTCTAATATAAGTCAAGAATTAATGAAGGGTAATATCGACAATACTATATCAGAATTAACTAGATTATTAACATTTGTAAAAAATAATATTAGCAATTTAGGTCAAGGTGTTGGGAATACTCTTGCAAGTGAGATAAATAATAGTATTAATCAATTGACTGGAAATTTAGGCAGTAGTGGTAGTAGTACAAGTAGTAGCAATAACAATTCTAATAACAATTCTAGCAATAACTCTAGTAATTCTGGCAATACACCATCTCCAATAGCCACATTTTCACCAGGAAGTTATGAAAATACTGATGGTACAGCAATTATGAAATCAGTTACATTAGCAAATGCATTAGGGGAAAGTGTAAGTTGGGATGGAGAAGGAACACCAGTTATTATAGGTGGTAAAAGTTTTGCTTATAAAAAAATAGAAGGAAATGATTCTTTAGTAGGTATAAGAGAAGTAGCAGAAGCATTAGGACATGATGTAGAATGGAATAATGGAATAATTGATATATATCATGAAGGTGGTATTATTGCTAATAAACCTACTAATAAAATAATGGATATTGTAAATAAATTATTTAATACTCAATCTAATGAAACTGTAGTTAAAATGCTTAAAGGTGAACTTGCAATACCACAAAATAATGTAATGAAAAATTTCATTCCTAATATGCAGAATTTTGTTAATAGCTTTATACCAAATATAACTCCTTCTGTAGCGACAAGTGGTGGAAACATTTATAATCTTACAGTTGAAGTTGCAAATATGAATGCAAATAGTAAGAGTGATATTGATAATGTAACAAAGTATTTAATAAATGGAGTTAGAAAATTTGGTAAACAAATTTAATATTATTATATTTATTTTATAGAGTAGTAATAATTTAAAAACATATTACTACTCTATTATTTTATTGAAAGTAGAAAGTAGGTGAAACATATTTTAATAAAATCATCAACTAATTTTACTATAAATGGTATATCTAATCAAGAATTAAAATTAATTCATTGTAATATTAATACTGGAATGCAAGAAGAACCATTTATATATTCAAGAGAAATTGAATTAACATATATAAAAGGTAGGGAAAATCCATATTTAACTTATAAAAAACCATCTGTATTAAAATTTAATGCAACATTTGCATTTGAAAATACATTTACATCTGATGATTTACGTTTATTGGCAAGAACAATTGACAGTCAATATTTTATTCCTTTAACATTTATTGATGAATCATCTGATAATACTTCTATTACAAAAATATATTATATAATGTTAGATGGCGATCCTATTATATCTCACAATTGTATTAACCAAGGATATGTTACATTATCGTTTATTTGTAATTCACCATATTGCTATTCACCTGTTTATCAATCAAATATATATGATATGTCTGAAAATATATTATGGACAGATATTATATTTAATAATAAAGGTGATGTGGATTGTAAACCAGAGATATATATTACTAAAGTTGGTAATGGAGATTTTGTAATTCAAAATTTATCAAATAATAATATACAATTTAAATTTACTGATTTGATAGATCAAGAAGAAATATCAGTAAGTAATGAAAATGAACTTATTACAACATCTTTATTAAATACAAGTAGGTATGATAATTTTAATTTTGAATTTTTATCTATTCCTCCTGGTTTAAATACGTTGAGGATATTAGGTAATGTAAAGTTTTATTTTAAATATCAATTTAAGTATTATTAGTGGGATTTTTAGAATATAAATATAAATATATTGATATTTTGCTTGACACACTTACTCCCTTATTGTATAATGCTATTAATGTAAGCACAATAAGATATTTTATTTGTGATTACACATATGGTATAATACTTTAGATGGGAGTGTGATTTTATGGTAATACGGATTAAATCAAGAGCAACAAGAAAATCTCATAAAAGGAATGTTGGTATAACAAGACGAGGAACTAAACCTTTAAAAAGGAGGGTTGGAAGAATGACGATGGGAATTCAAATAAAAGATTCTACAGTTGAATTAGAGGAAAATACAAATTTTAATTGTATGAGTAATATTAGAAAAATTGCTCAAATGGCAATAAAGGAAAAAGGGTTAACAAATAAAGAAATTAGAAAAACATTGGGGATTAAAAGATATGAGATATAAACCACCTAAAATTGTTCTTGATACCAATATTTTTATTAATGGATTATTTTCTTCTGAAGAAGATAATGAATATATTAAGATAATGAATATGGTTGATAATAAACAAATATATTTATTATTTTCACAAGATACTATAGGTGAATTAGTTTATGTAGCAAAAAATTTTGCAAGGTATAATATTATTGATATTAAAAATAGAATATTGTTACTTCAATATATAATGGAATCATTTTATTATTCTACTTCTGTCAATACTATTAATACTGTTACACCTGAAATCAATGATAAATTTGATTCTATGTTTTTGAAATGTGCGATGAAAGGTAAAGCAGACTATTTAATTTCAGATGATTTTAAAAGTGGTATGCATGATGTTGATAAATTAGGATTTAAAGTTTTGAGTGCGAGAGATTTTTGTGAGATGGTTAAAGATGAGAATGAGAAAAGCAAGAATGAAGAGAATGAGAATGTTAAAGGTTGTGTTAGTTGATAGTTAGTTAATTTGAATGTTGGTATGTGTATAAGTCAAGTATAATTATTATTGTCTTTGTTAATAGAATATAAAAATAATTATACTTGACTTTATGTGATAGGTATGTTAATATGATATTAGAATTTTTAGTTGGTTTAGTATTGGTTTAGTGGGTTTGATGTGTTACTATGATTTGATATGTTGCTTCCTTTCTACTTTTGAAAATTACATATGCATAGTGTATAATATAGTGGATAAGGAGTGAGTTGTGATGGCAGTTAAAGATGATAAATTAATAATAAGAGTAACACCTGGATTAAAAAAGCGTATTGAATCTACAGCTAAGAAACAAGGTAAAAATGTTTCAGATTTTGTTAGAGATATTATTACTATATTTTTGGATAAAGAACAACCTGAATATTTGGATTCAATTAATAAATTGAGAGAATTATTTTGTGATAAAGAAATTCTTCAACATAAAATATATACAAATAAAATTAATGATTCTAATTTAGAGGATACTGAACAATTAATATTGGAATTAGTACGCATACAGCAAAAGATTTATGAGATGGAAAAATATATTAATGATTATTTGAATAGTAAGGATATTTAGGAATATAGAGATATTCTATGTAAATAATAGTTATTTGATGATATTCAACCATAATATAGTTATTTAACCGAATATGATGGGTTAACAGATTTGTATACCCAAGCAAATTCCTTTATACTAATATCAAGTAAAGGATAAGTTTTCCCTTACAATATTAGAAAAGGAGTTGTTTTATTTTATGGAATACAATCAATTAACTAATTTACAATTTGAAGAAATTATGGAAGGATTGTTAGGAAAGCCTGTATGGTTGGAAGTTAAAACAGAAACGGTTATTGTGAACGTGCTGTATGATGGTTTTGAGTTCCTTAGTTTTGTGAATGGTAAGTATCAGTTTGGGTTTTTGGAGTATAATGAGGAACGTGAATATGAGAATTTGATGATTAGGATAGATGATATTTTAGACATACATAGGAATCCTATTGCTCCTAGTATGGGTGCTGAACAGGTAATTTTGAGTATGTGTTGTGGTGCGGAAATATTTGTTGAGTATAATTATTAGGGGTAGGAGTGATTGGATAAATGTTGAAAAGAAAACCAATTATATGTGCAGAAGGTTCAGAAAATTTAATGCTGTGCAATTACAAATATTGTCATATTGCGTATGCTTTGAGTGTTGAAATAAAATTTTTTACTGATTTAAATTATAAGGAATTTGAGAATTTTTGCGATGGTAAGTATACTGGTCAGCAGATTGAAAAGTTTGAATTGACTGGTAGATTTTAATTGTTTGATTGATTGATTAATTATGAATATAATTTTATAGGGATAGGTAGGAGTAATTAACCTACTGAAAAATGGGTAGAACCTCCTCTCTACCCATCTCTATTTTTATTTTTGAGTGAGGAATAATATTATAATATTTATAAATAAGGAGGATTTAATTTAATATGCCAAGAAAAAGAACTAACGATGAATTTTTACAAGCAGTATATAATTTAGTTGGGGATGAATATACTATATTAGACGAATATATTAATGCTAGAATAAAAGTTAAGATTAGGCATAATAATGAAAGTTGTAGTAATTATGAATGGAGTATTTATCCTGATAGTTTTTTAAATAAAAATATTAGATGTACTAAGTGTTCTGGCAATAATAAAAAAGATACAAAACAATTTAAAGAAGAAGTTTATCAATTAGTTGGTGATGAATATGAAGTTATTGGTGAATATATAAATAATAAAACAAATATATTGATAAAACATAATAAATGCGATCATGAATGGCCTGTTACACCACATAGTTTTTTAAGTGGTACAAAGTGTCCTATTTGTCAAAATATTAAACGTATAGAAAATTCAAAACTTACATATGAACAAGTTAAAAAATTTATACGTAATTTAAATTATGAATTAATAAGTGATGAATATGTTAATTCTGCTTCAAAACTTATATTAAAAGATAATGAAGATTATTATTATTTTATAACATGGAATGATTTACAACAAAAAACTACACCAGATAAATTCAATAAATCTAATCCTTATACAATACAAAATATAAAACTATGGTGTAAATTAAATAATAAACCGTTTGAATTATTAAGTGATACATATGAAGGAAGTAAAAAGAAATTAAAATGGAAATGTTTAAAAGAAAATTGTGGAGAAGAATTTAGAGCAAGTATAGATCAAATAATAACAAATAATCAAGGTTGTGGAGTTTGTGTTGGTAAACAAATTGCCTTATCCAATTGTCTTGCAACTAAAAACCCTGAACTTGCAAAACAGTGGCATCCTACGTTGAACGGTGATTTGACTCCTTTTGATGTTACTGTAAGTGGTAGTAAAGATATTTGGTGGCAATGTGATAAAGGACATGAGTGGCCTGCGACAATTAATAGTAGAAATTCTGGTTGTGGTTGCCCTTATTGTGCAGGACAATTACCTTCAAAAGACTATAATTTACTAGTTAATAATCCTGAATTATGTGAAGAATGGGATTATAAGAAGAATGAAAAAAGACCTGAAGAGTTTTGTCCCAACAGTGGCAAATACGCTTGGTGGGTATGTAAAGAATGTGAGCATGAATGGGAAGCATATATTTATAGTAGAAATAGTGGATTTGGTTGTCCTGAATGCTGTAAAAGTAAAGGTGAAAAAGAAATAGATAGAATATTAATTAATAAAAATTGGATTAAAATATCACAAGAAGATTTTGATAATTTAATTGATGAAGATAAATATAATAAGAATTATTTTATTCCTCAAATGAAATTTAATGGTTTAGTAGGTTTGGGAAATGGTTTATTATCTTATGATTTTTACATACCCAAATTAAATTTATTGATTGAATATCAAGGTGAACAGCATGAAAAATATATACCAGGATTCCATGAATCAGAAGAACAATTTAAAAAACAATTAGAACACGATCAAAGAAAATGTATTTATGCATGGAATAATAATATAAATTTACTTGAAATATGGTATTGGGATTTTGATAATATTGAAGAAATATTAAATAAATACATTTTTAACTAACAATTAATACAAATCTCTATATATTTAAATAATAATAAAGAAAGTTAGGTGAAATTTATTGTCATTTGAAATTGATTATTCAAAAATTGGACAAAAACCAGATTTATATGTATGTAAACCAAATTTATCTATAATTGGCAAGTTATCAGATGCTTTTAATATTACACTAAATTTAAAATTATCATCAATAAATGAACTCTCATTTTCGTTAAATTATTATAAAGATATAAATCATGAATATATTGTGAATCCGAATTATAATTTACTCAAACATAGGTATTTAATTAAATTTGTTTTAAATGATTATGTTGAATATTTTATTATAAATTTGCCAGAAGATAACGACACTGAAGATAACACAGCAATAAAAAATATTACTTGTTTTTCTTTGGCTTATTTGTTAAATAATGAAATTATAAATGGATATAAAACAACTGATTCTATTAATGCTACTACTGTGTTGACGGATATTTTAAGCGACACTACATGGATAATTGGACATATAGATACAAAATTCGACATTATGTTTCGACAATTTGATATTTCTGGAAAGACTGCCTTAGATACTATATGTGATGATATAGCTAATACCTTTGGGGCATTAGTTGTATTTGATACAATAAATTATACTGTTAGTCTGTATGATATTGAGACATACGGATTAGATAGGGGATTATCTTTCGCATACGGTAAATATTTAAAATCAATAAATAATACAATAGATCCTGATTCATTTTGTACACAATTGTATATTTATGGTAAAGATAATATATCTATTGCCAGTTCTAACACTACAGGGATGCCATTTTTGCAGAATTTTACTTATTTTTTATATCCATTCTCTAGGGACGAAAATAAAAATGTATTAATTCATAGCGATTACATGTCGGATGATTTAGCGAATTCTATATTAGATTACAATGATCTATTATCTTCAAAAGAAGGAGAATATAATAGTTTACTAACACAAAAAATAACATTGCAAGAAACATTAAATACTGCAAATACTGATTTAACAGATTTAAAAACAGAAATGTATGTAATTTTAGATGCTATTGATATTGGGCAAGCAAATAATTTAGACACATCTACACTTATCACAGATAGAAATAATAAACAAATAGAATTAGATAATAAATATAAAGATATTAACTCGATATTAGTGGATATTACAATTACTAATCCATGTATTGTTGATGGTAATATTAATTTAACTATTGATGATAAGGTAATAGATATTCCAGTAGTTTTAGGAGATACAATAAATACTGTTGCTACAAAAATAAATAACTATATTAATAGTATATATTATAATTATGATAATAAATTCCCTCTAATTCCTATCTTTAAATGTAGTGTTATTAATGATACTGTCAGTATAATTTATTTTACAACCAAAGATCAAGCAAATTTTGATATTACATTTACTGATACAGATAGCACAGGAGTTACTTGTACTATTGGTAGTAAAGTTAATAATGGTTTAGAGAATCAAATTAGTAATATAAATATTCAGATGAATATATTAACTGATCTTTTATCTGTGAGTAATAATTTTACACCAGAACAAATATTAGAATTAAAAAGGTCATTTATAATTAAGAAAGAAGTAAGAAATGAGTATATTTCGGATGTCCAAGAATTGTTAAATTGGGGGAAATTGGAATTTGCAAAAATCTATCAGCCTGCGACAATAATCGAGATTGATATAGTGGATTTATTTGGTTGCATTGACATTGGTTGTCAATATGATAGGGATAAGTTACAATTGTCAGAAATTGTAAATATACGATACGATAAATTCAATGTCAATGTGAAAGCAAAAATTAATGAAATTACATATGATTTTGAAAATAGTAATATCTCTGTAATAATTAGTAACTTAAAAGATATAAATCAAAATAAAGACAAATATTTACAGATGCTAAATCAAAGTATAAATGCAGGGATTACAGTTGAGCAAAATAAATTTGGATGGAATAGTGCTAATGATATTAAAAGTGATGTAAATGATATATTAAATAATAAATGGGATTCATCTTTAAGAGAAATATTAGCAGGAGTAAATGAATCAGTAGAAATAAATGGTAGAGGAATAACCATAACGAATCCTGATGATGTTCAAAAGGCAATTCGTCTTATGCATGGAATAATTGCACTAACAACCAACGGATGGAATTCTTTAGATATTGCAATTGATGGGTCGGGGGTATATGCACATAAGTTAATTGGCCAAATTGTTGCATCTACAATATTAACAATAACCAATGAAGCAGGCAATTTTTCTGTAGACCAAAATGGTGTAAATATTGAAGATATGTCATTAATAATAACTAAAACAGATAGTAAGAGTAGAATAATAATGAATATTTCAAACGGCATAAAGATCCAAAAAAATACTGGAACGATTGAAGCCCCAGTGTGGGATGATTTATTCTATATAAATAACGATGGTAATTTGGTAACAAAAGGTTATGTCGAGATTAATTCTGGTACTGCTGGAGAAACCCATATTGATGAAAATGGTTTATATTTAGGTGCGAGTACATTCCTTAATGCTGAATTTAGAGTAACTCCTGGTGGATTCCTTCATGCAGAAGATGCAGAAGTTACAGGTGATATTGATTGTAATACATTAAGAATACAAGGTATAGATATTTTAAGTGAATTAAATACTAAAATTAATGGTTATTATTTATCTGACAATAGTGTAAGTGCAGATAAAATTAGTGTAAATACATTATCTGCAATTACTGCAAATTTAGGTACTGTAACTGCTGGGAGTCTTACGACTGATACAACTATTGATGTTGGGACAGATTGTTCTGTCGGGAATCAATTAATTTTAAATCCACTTGATTTTAATAGTGGTGTAACATGGGGTTCTACAGGTGATGGTATGTTTTATACTCCTAATGCAAATGCAATTTATTTAACTGCTCTTGGTGGTGTATATTCAGGAGTTAATAGATTGGATCAACCATTAGTTGCTAAACTTGGTTAATATTATCTATAATATTTAATATTAAAATAACTTTGTCCATATAATAATTGAATATTTTCTGGCAAATTTTCTATTTCTATATGTTCATTATCTGTTTTAATATACGCTTTTTGTTTTTTATTGTCCCAATTTAGAATACCAGGAAATTTAATATTATATTCTCTACCATTAAAATATGTTTTTCCATTAATATTAATTGATTTAATTCCATTATAAGTAGTTTCTTTAATATCATTAGATGTATTATTAATACTATTTTGTTGTTGAGATTTTTGATTTTCTTGAATTTGTTTAGTTTGTATGTTATTAACATCTATATCACTACTATCAATAATCACACTATTATTTGCACTATCAAAATTAACTTTCATTTTTAATGCTTCACATAATTTTCTCACAGGCAAATAAGTAGAATTATTAACATTGATAACTTCTGCATTTTCAAGTAGTTTGCCATTTAAATAAATTTTTATAGCAGAGTTATCAGCAAAAGTAACTGAAGAAAATAATAAACTACTTGTAATTAATCCTAAACTAAAATATTTAATTTTCTGAATATTCTTATTGTTAATTTTAAACATAATATTACTCTCCTTTTTAAATTTAGTTTTGTATTATTATACCATAAATTATATGGTAATGCAAATGTGTATATTGCAAAAAATAAATGGTAAATTGCTATCTATATTAACAAAATAAAAAAATAATTATATTGACAATTTACTTGACATATTCCCTTCCATATTGTATTATAGTATTAACAAACATTCACCTACCGATACATACGTAGTTGTAGTATAATATAGGTGAAGGATGGTGTGGTTTATATGAAGATTAAAATAACCAATAAAATAGAAGAAAGAATAAATGAGTATCAAGCAAAGTATGGAACAAGCAGAACTTTTATTGCTAATAAAGCAGGTGTTAGTAGACAAAATCTCAATTCACTTGAAAAATCAGATAACCCTACTATACAATCATTAGAAAAAATAGCTTACGCTTTAGATTGTAAAATAACAGATTTATATGAATGTAAAATTATCAAAGACTAAATAGAAATTTTTATTATTAATTTTGTAAAGTTATTATTGACAAAATGAAACTCTTCTATTACAATATGATTGTAAGGTTGATTTTGATTTACGCACCTTATAATTAAATTAAATGGAGGAGTTTTTATTATGAAGAATAACTATAATCTACTAAACCAATTCGTAGACAGAAAATGTGAAATAAGTTTCCACTCTTTACTAAATAATACACTATCAGCAACTTACGTTTATAACTCATTCTCCTACCAATTAACAGATGAATATATCCAATTTCATGATCAATCAGAGGATGATTGTGTAGTAACTTCTATTGAGTTAAGTAAAATTAATTCAATATCTAATTTGAATAATGATTTTTATTTTGATGTGGTTTCTATTAAAACTAATGACTACATAGTTGGTGTCTGTACATTAGAAAGAAAATTTATATATCCTAGATGTTATAAATGTGGCAAAGAAATATTAGTGCCAGAAGAAACAATATGGAGAGTCCACAGTGGCAGTATTAATTACGGAAGTCATTATGATGATGGAGAAAATAGTGGTGAAATTGTTAATTCTTTAGATTTTTGTGACAGTTGTATTTTTAGCTTCGTTGGAGAAGTTGGTGAGCAAGATGAATGATTTAGTATTATATAAGAGTGAAAATTTTCAGGGTACTGTATGTGATTTATATAGAAATATTAATAATGATATTTTTATGACAAGAGAACAAATGGGGATTGCTTTGGAATACTCAGATCCGATGACTGCAATTGGGAAAATTCATGATAGGCATAAAGAGCGACTTGATAAATATTCATTTACCACTTTGGTAAACGGAAGAAACACATATTTATACGAAGCAAGAGGTATTTATGAAATATGTCGTTGGAGTAGACAGTCAAATGCAAATGCTTTTATGGATTGGGTTTGGAATCTTTTAGAAGGTTTAAGGAAAGGAGAATTAATACTGCTCCAACAAAAACTAGAGGAACAACAACCTAAAATAGAATTCTATAACCAAGTAATTAACACAAGGAGCAACTTCACAATGCTCCAAGTTGCTAAAGTATTAAAACTCAAAGGCAGGAATAAAATGTTCGCCTTTCTCAGAAGTGAAGATATATTAATGTCGAAAAAGGAAAGACATAATATACCTAGACAACAATTTATCGACGCTGGATACTTTTTAGTGATTATAAAATCTATGTATATAAAAGGTGAAATTGTGGATATTCCGGTTACACTTGTGACACCAAAGGGTATTCAGTATATTCTAAAGCGTTGGAATAAAAAGAATGTTAATCTACTTGAGAATAAAGTTAATTAATTTAATTAAAATGTGTTAACAATTAAGACCTCATTAAGAGGTCTTTTTATTTTAATCAAATATAATAAAATAAAATAAAAAGGAGTGTTTTTATTATGAATAAAGAAAAAACTGTCCAAACAAATGAACAAAAAGAAACTGCTCTTAAAGAACAGTTGGAAAGTATGTTTATAGAAATTTTAAAAATAAAAGAATTACAAAAATTTATTCTTGTTGGGATGGGAGTCGATTTAGAATCATTGAAAGAATTTTAATTTGAGCATATTGACCTTGATTGCATCTTCTCATAGGATGCACTCCTCTAAAACAATCTTTTGTAATTATATCTAGTTTTTCACAAATTGGAATATGTTCACAATCACTATCAGTTTCAATTGATGGTATTTGTGGCATTCTAAATCCACCTATACTCATTATACCACCTCCTTTCTCTATGTTAATTCTATAGTCAGGAGTCATTTCCTTTGACAAAGAATGTTGGTATATGTGTTTTAATGTCGATAAATATAATTATTATAAATTTATTATGATTTATTATTAAATTACAAATTAAACTACAAATAAAATTTAAATTTAAAGGAGGAATTCCCTAATGGCAGACAATACTATGGAAATAATTAATGATAATGGTGTAATGAAAGTAAGGCAAACAGTTGTTCAAGAACAAACAATAACACCTGAATTTATCTATAAACAATTAATTGACTTGGGAGCAAGAAAAAATAATCTTCAATTAGAAATTAATAGGATTGATACTGATATTATTAAATATAAAGATATGTTAATACAATTAGAAAATGTTAAATAAGTAATTATAATACTATAATTAACTATAAATAACATAATATTTATATAATAGATTTAATATATAACAAATATTAAATCTATTATATTTTATTTGTATTTTTAAAGTAGGTGAATAATATAAATGTCATGGTTATCAACAAGTAATATAACATCAACATCAATTACAGTTTATGCAGATGGTTTACAATATCCATTATCTGAGTATGATGATTTTGCTTGGTATGTAGGAACTGATCCAGAAGACCCTTATGCTTGGCGTGGTCAAACAGGTGTAGGTGGTAATGTGTTTACATATGATGGATTATCACCTGATACATGGTATAGTTTTTGTTGTAAAGCATACTATCAAGGTGCGTGGTATGTTATTGGTGGAGATGGATATTATATTTCAGAAATAACAGATACTCCTGCGCCAGAAACACCTTCAGGAACACCTTGGGTAACTAATCAAGGAGAAGGTACATTTAGAATTAATTGGAATCCTTCTGATTATGCTGATTTTTATACTTTAGCATATATAGGCAATAGTGGATGGCAATATGCAACTCCAATTTATAATACATATTATACTTTAAATAATACATTATATGGATATAGATATTATTTTGATGTAAGAGCAGAAAATTCTCAAGGTGTTTCCTCATATGGAGATGAAGGTGATTATGTAACCACTCCTAAATCTCCAGGTAATATTACTATGTCTGCTGTTTCAACATATACTATTGATATTAGACTAGCAGATGGAATGATAGGAAATTGGACACAAATAGAAGTATATTTATATTTAAATGGTGTATTATCACAAATACAAAGAATATATTATGATGGTTATAATTCTGGTGATAGAATAGTAACATTTACAAATTTATCTCCAGATACAGAATATAAATTTAATGCTTTATCAAGTTATCATGTATTTCCTGAAGATAGTTGGTTAAATAGTTATTATTGGTCAAATGATTTATATGTAACAACTGATGCAAGGCCAAGTAATTTTTCTTGGGATACGCCAAAAATACAAGGTGATCCAGCAACAAATTTAATTTATTATGAATGGAATAATTTAAATAGTAAAATAAATCTATTTAGACAGTACAAAAATTTATCTACTATTAATTTTACAATTGCTTATAGTGGTAATATATTTTATGCAAGTATGTTCAATGAATCAAGAAATGCCATTCTCCCAATGAATGGAACAAATTTGCCAACAACAAAATTAGGAATTAGTGATGTTATAGATGATGAAGACGCAGATGATTTAAGAGCAAGTGATTTAAATGATTTAGTAAGTTGTTTAAATAATATAATTTAATGGAGGAGTGTGATTGTATGTCTGTTTTTGATTTTCAAACTTCGATTATTTCAAGAAGAAGAAAAGGAGATTCTACAGACCCTTTTTTACAAATAAATGAGAATCAGCAAATTGTAAATTCTAAAGTAATTCTTTCTGAAATTCCTGAATACGCTAATAAAGTACAAATTGTAGGAAATGATATAACTTGGATTGAAACTACTTCTAATAATCCTAGTGAAAATCAATTTTATGTTGATTATAATCAAGGTATAGTTTATCATAATTCTTTAAATAATGGATTAACTCAATTATATTCTTATATGGGAACAGGTAGTATGTATTTAAATTCATCAAGAGTATTCACTCAAATTGATTCTAATGGAGATATAACAGAAACTCTTCAAGATGTTGTAGACAATACTAAAATAATATATAAACCACCTGTAACAAATTTTTCTGATCTTGATACTATATATTCAACTCCTGAAATTGGTTGGAGAGTACAAGTAAAATCTACTAATAAAATATACAGATATAATGGTGATATATGGGATTACATAGAAGATGCTTCAAATATAACTAGTATTGAAGTAAGAAGTAATAACCCTACAGATGATTTATTTAATGGTAGAATGTGGTTAATTAATTAAAAAAGAAGGTGAATATTTTGCCAAACGTATTCATAGGTGGGTGTATGCCAGGAAGAAATATAGACACACAATCTAATTATACACAATTAGGAGAATTGAATATATATAACAATAATGAAATATTACAAATACCTATTACAAATGAAGCAGTAGGAAGTCCATTAAGAATTATACATAAAGAGAATATTAGATGTATTAAATTAGTTAATGAGAATGATTCTGATGCTTCTAAATTTAAAATACAATATAATTATAATATTCATACTTGTGCAAAAACATTAATAATTACATAAATGAAAGGAGTAGATGATAATTAAATGCCTTTTACATTTCCACAAGATTTTAATTTAATAACAGGAACAGTTGAAGTAGTTAATAATGGTAATGACTTTGTAATACCGTGTAAAATGTATCAAGAAGATGGCATTACAGGAGTTAATGAATTAAATAGATTGCCAGTTGATACAACTTTAAGTAGTGAAAATAAAACATTTTTACAAAGAACAACAATTGCTTGGAATGGAATTAAATTAACTGATAGTATAGAAATTCCTGTATCAAATAAAGCAATATTGATTGCTATAAATAATAATCAAAATCAAGCATTAACTGTTACATTTGAAAATGAAGTTGCATCAGGAGATTGGTTTAAATGGTATGATGGCACAGGTACAGAAATATCATTTATATGTCCTGATAATAGTAAAATTGTTTATGGTGCTTTTCAATGTTTTCCTAAATTTAATAAGGGGAAAATTGTATTTACTGCTAATGTTGCACCAGTTAATAGTAGTACAACTTGGATTCAAATACAAGAAATATAATTTAGTATATTGCAAAGTAGGTGATTTTAAATCGCAAATCTATTATATAATCCTGATTTAACCATTAGTACGTTTGGGAATATTCAAGTAATGGACAGTGAAGGTAATTTTCCATATGATCCTTCTGATCATTGCTATGCTAATAATGGAATATGTGATACTTTAGGAGGAAATGGTATTTCTCCTGATTACTGGTTTTACCTTGGGGGTTGCGATTATGGCAGATTTGATTCGAGTGGGGCAGATTGGAGTACCCTATCTCCTCCCTCTGGTGGTAAATCTATTATGCTTGATATTACTAACCTATTAGTACAACAATCTGGTGGTATAACACAGGTAATAGCAATTAATCAAACAGAAGTTAAACCAATTAGAGTATCTGCTTATGTATCTGCTGAAAATTGCACAGGTAATCCAATCATAAATGTTGGGTTTATTGGTTATCCTCCTGGTTGGCCTGCTGTTGGTGGAGGTAATTTAACTTTTGATGAGGGGACTTATGATTTTACTTTTAAGAAAAAAACTTTTATTCCTTCAAGACCAGTAAAATATTTATTTTTTCATATATTACATAGAGGATTTTCAGTAGGTAAAGCATGGTATGGTGGATTTACTTTAGAAGAATTAGATATTCCACAAGTAAGTTTACCTATAGAAAATGTTATTATGAATTCTAATTTTTTTTATTCAAGTGATGATATTATTCCTACAGGATGGGATTGTGTAAATTCAACAATTATAGAAGAAATTAATCCTATTGGCACAAATTCTATGTTTATGCAAAATAATAGTTCTATAAGTCAAAATAATATTTGCATTGACAAAGGATTACTAAAACAAAAAATAACTATATATTCTATGAGTTTAGGAGTAACTAATTTTCAAGTAAATATTAAACTATTAGATAGATATAGAAATATAATTAATGAAAAAATTATCAATATAGAGACAAGTAATCAATGGCAAACAGATATTATTTATATTATGAATACATTATATTCTGAAAAAGTAGATATTGAAATCACTAATATTAGTGGAGATAATGGATATATAGGTGGTGTTTTATTAGTTTCTGAACCATTATTATCTTCTAATACAATTAATATTAATTCAAATAAAAACATATTAGAAATACCTAGTAATAATATTGATAGCACAAATGTAATTAATCTTGACAATATTATAAATATTAATCATGTAGAATTAGATATTAAAGATAATAATAGTGTATCGTTTATAACAGATGGATTAATAGGAGAATTTATTGCTTCTAATACATTTAAATCATTTACATTATTACAAAATTCAGAAATGACAAAAATAAATGATACTGAGTATACTATATCTCCTTGGAATAATAATATTTCAGAAATAGAAGTAAATAATATAAATACTGATCAGTATTTAAGAATACCTCATATTGTTCATCCTGATAGATGGTTAGTGACTACAGGAGGAAATATTCCTGCAAATAATACTAGATATTATTGTGTTACTGCATGTACTTCTTTTGGTGAGACTGACAGATCAAATGAAGTAAGAGCAATAACAGATGCTATTTCAAATACTAATTGTGTTCCTATAGAAATTTGTCCAGTTGATGGTGCGACAAGTTATAAAATATATATGACACAAAATGAAGACACTATTCAACCTTGGGAGTATAGCGTTGCAGGAGTTAAAAAATTAATATGGAATGATGGACAGAATCATTTAGTTGCTGAAATATCTGCTGAGCAATTAAGAAATAATGGATATATCTATTATGATACAGGTACAAATTTATTATCTGGTTATCCTTCTATAACAAATACGGCAAAATTATGGAATATAGATAATGTTAATCATAAAATAATATTTGACAATGGTAGTATTCCTGTGGAAAATGTGAATGCTATTTATTCTGTTGATGAAGATATTAATTCTATATTATATTTATCTCATGCAAATAAATATTATATTACTACAGATTCAGGTATTTATGAATCAGATATATTTGTCCCTAATAAATTAAATTTAATAGAATCAGAAATAAATATTGTAGCATTATCTTATTTTAATGATGAATTATGGTATATGAATAATATTGGTGATGTATATAATTTATCTAATACAATAACATATTCTGGCAATATTGGATTTACAGATTTTTGTTTTATTAATGATAATCATATTGCAAGAATATCAAATTCTGGAATAGTGAAAATATTTAATTTAATAGGGAATATTACAAATAACTTTAATATTAAAGGATCATTTGATTGTAAAGGATTGTCATTATATTATGATAAATTAATAACTTATGATAATAATCAAAATAAATTTATTGTATTTGATTTAAGTGGAAATATTATACAATATATAGATATACCAATAATAGGTATAACATCTTGGAATATAATAGGTATAAATTTAGTAGTTGCAACAGATTTTACAATTGCAGTTTATAGAATATATGCTAATAATTATTATGCTAAATTAGATAAAGAATATTATTTGGGAAATAATCCACAAAAACCAACAATAAATAGAATACAATTACCAGGAGAAATTATAGAACCAGAATATCCAGAATTATTAGCAAATGGAACTTTTGAAGATGGTACAACTTTCCCTTCAGGATTTAATATTTATGGTGATTCTATTGTAGATAGTGGATTTTCTAATGAAGTAGCAATTGATGGTACAAGATCAATGTATTTTAATTTTCCTAAAGCATCATGGAAAAGTATAAATAAATCTAATGTTCCTATAATTGGTGGCAGACAATATAATTTCTCAATATATACTAAATCTACTGCTAATTCTAACGGATTATTAGGGATACAATTTAATACTAGTGATGGATCAGGAGATGAAGAATTTTATACAATTCCATATACAATAACATATAATTTAAATCAAATTATTTTACAAGCACCTATTGATGCAATTGAAGTAGATTTTAGATATTTAGTATATGGTAGTGATTCACAAGGAATTACATATTTTATGAATGCTTTAAGTTTAAAAGAGGAAGATTCTCCCATTCAAACATTTGAGCATTTATATAATGGTAATTATTCTATTTATCCTGTCAATTCTACAATTCCTTCTGGATGGGAAGTATATGGGTCAAGTGTTGGAGTGAACGCTACTGTAACAAATATTGAAAATCCTATAATACAATCATCTGGTAAAGCATTTAAAATTACTCCTCCAATATATGATGACATAACAGATAATTGGGTTATTGTTCAATCTCAAAAGTTCGATGTGAATGTTGGAGACAATTTGGAAGTAGGATTTTATTTTAAAAGAGAGAATATTATTTCCTCTAATTTACAAATATCATTGCATTATTATGATGCGAATGATAATCAAGATTTAACCGTATATAAATATATCACAGTATCCAATATAGGTAATCAATATAAAGTATTATTTGAACCTAATACTACAGGATATATTAAAGCAAAATTAAGATTTTGGGTATTTCAAGGTGAATATAACTGGATTGAAAATTGTAGTATAATACCTATAGTTACAATTAATAATATTTCAAATAATGATTTTTCTTTACAATTATCTGGATGGTCTAATTATGGCACAAATATGTCAGATGAAGATGTTACAGGATTAGGTATAAGTATAGATTCAAATATATATCATTCTACTCCTTTATCTTGCAAATTTAATATTGATAGAATTGATTGTAGATATACACAAATAGAACAAACAGTTACTTTAAATCAAATTACACCTAAAAAGGTTATATTTAATGCTTGGGCAAAAGGTGAAAATTGTATAAATGGTGCAAATTTATGGTTTGAGACTTGGATTAAATATACAGATGATACAAGTGAATGGAATCCATTGGGTACTGCTCAGATATGGCCTTCAGATACATTTGATTGGACACAATTAAATTTTGAATTTATTCCAACAAAAACAATTAAAGAAATAGATATAATAATAGATATTGGTAGAGGTGGAACAGGAATTATTTGGGTAGATGATATAATTGTGATAGAAGAACAAGATATTCCTATTGTAGATGATGTAGAATTAACAATACCTTATACAGAATTAAATACTGAAACAATTAAACAAATTAAATTATATTCACAATTAAAATATAATGGGAATAATGTTGAACAGAAAAATCTTACAGTTAATTACTCTATATCTCCAAATATTGGCAGTATTATATCATTACCAACTAATTCAATTGGATTATCCAATGCTATTTATACATTACCATCTATATCTAGTGAAATAACAATTAATGCATCATATGAAGGTATCACTGATTCTAAAACTCTTACTATTTATCCACTTGTTTTAGATAATTTGCAAGAACCAATAATAGAAAATAATTTGCCTACAAATATTAATAATTTATATGCTGAAGTTATTGTACCTAAAATACAAAAAATATTACCTGATGTAACAAAAAGAATAGGCAGATGGGAAGTTTTTCGTCCTACAGTATATAACCAAAAGCAAATGCTTGACTATGATATGCACTATAGTCCTATATCTGATTGGTCAAATGTAAAAGCTGACGTAATATATAAATTATACCCTGAATTATTTTTATTTCATTATTTTGATGATTTATCAGATTATCCAAATCAAATAGGATGGCAAGAGATTATGGCACAACGTAAGGAATGGTTTTGCGTAGATGCAACTGGATTTTCTAGTCCTTTTGGTGATGGTAGATACTATTATGATTGGAAAAACCTTGAAACAGTACAATGGTATGTCGATAGATTAATCAGAGAAAGAGAAATATGGTCAGATGGAATATATATTGATGATTTTTGGGGAGAAAGTTATGGTACTCTTGTAGATTTTAACTGGTCAGCAGAAGCAAGTCAATTACTAAATTTTAGAAGTGTTTATGAGAGATTATCTTCTAGTGCTAATAGAATGCAATTATTAGCAAATGAATTGCACAGACAAGGTAAATATCTTACGACTAATTTCGGATGTGCTAGAGATTTTAATTTAGATGGAACACTTGTAGAAGATACAAAATTACTTGCAATGCCATTTGATGGATATTTATTAGAAACTTGGTTATATACTTGGACAACAAATCCAGATGTCATTACAACAGAAGGATTTGATTTAGAATTCATAAAAAATGAAATAGATTTTATAAAATGGTGTGGAGAAAATGATAAATGGGTAGTTGCTCTTGCTAGAAGTTCAAGTGAATTATATCCTGCTAGAATGTTTAGTTTGGCAGGATTTTTAATGGGTAAACATAAAAATGCTTATTATTGTCATTCAGATTGGGGATCAGATACATACGGAAGCAACTGGCATGAACAAATGCAACCTGAATGTTTTATTACTACTGGAAATCCATTAGAAGATTATCAATTGAATAATGGTTTATTTAGTAGAAAGTTTGATAATTGTGTAGCATTATTAAATATGAACGAAGTTACACAATCTTATATTTTACCTTCTGGTACTTGGTATACAATGAGAGGTAATAATTATTCTGGTACAATAAGTGTTGCTAGAAGACAAGGTTTAGTATTGGTTAAAATTAGACCTTAAAATGAGGTGGTAATTGATTATATGGATTTAATTTTATCAGAAATATCTAATCAGAAATTTTATAAAATGAACGTGAATTCTAATGAAGAGTATTACTTGTATGGGAAAGTTATTACAAGTAATACTCTTTCTAGTTATATAGTTAGAGAATTTAATATTTATAATATAATGATTAGTAATAATATTTATGAAATATCAGAACTAGAAGGACTAAATGAATTTAGCAATATTATAAATACAACAGATAAAACTAAATTTATTACTGTAGAAATAATAAATGCGGAAATATTACAATTAAATATATTTGGAAATAAAAGTAATCAGAATAATTTTAATGTATCTGTAGGTAGTAAAATACCTAAAATATATCCATATTTATAATATTAATATAAAAGGAGTGAATATATTTGGCAGTTTTAATTACAGACCAAGATGGTAATTTTGTACCACAAATTTTAGATGCTAATAGTTTACAGTATACAGAAATTAAAGGCGAAAGCAATTCTCAATATGTAATGATACATTCTGCTAAACCTAAGAATTTAATTCTACAAGATTCTGCTTCAGCAATAGGCAATGGTGTAGATTTTACAGTTGATGGGTATGGGACAGTAAAATTACAAGTAACAGGAACATTTGTAGGAGAAATAACTGTAAAAGGAAGTGTAGATGGTGCTAATTTTGTACCAATAAAAGTAACTAAAGATGATAATAATATTTTATCATTAATTACTTCTCCTGGTATTTATAAGGTTAATTGTAATTGTTTGTTAAAAATTAGAGCAGAAATTACTTCTTATACAAGTGGTAATATTACTGTATTAGGTAAAGCAATGGCACTAAATAGCGATAATAATGTTGTTGAAATAAATAATATCCCTAGTGTTAAAATTGATCAAACTACTCCTGGGGTTACAAATGGAATAGTAAATAAAAATTCTTCAGGAACAGAAATATTTACTAGTCTAAATCCTGGTAGTATAAATTCATCTGATGGTGGTATTGTTGGTATTGGATTAAAAGCAGATAGTCCAATTATAGATCCTACATTATCTGGTAGTTTAATTGCTTTTTCAAAAGGTATTATAAAACAATTACAAGGGGATGGTACTGGTGCATTACCTATTGAGATAACTAACCCTATTCCAAGTGGTACTGCTAATATTGGTAAAATAGTGCCTATTAATGCAGATGGAACAGAAAAGTTTACTGATGTTAATCCTGGTAGTATGAAAATAATTAGTAGTGGTACATTAACAGGCGCAACTATTAATGTTACTACTGCTGGAACCAGAGTACAATTACCTGGTATTTCTTGTAAAAAAGTAACAATAACTGCTAAAAGAGCAAATACAGGATATATTTACATTGGTGGAAGTGATGTATCTTCTACTGTCTATGGAGTAGAAATTGAAAAATTAGAATATAGAACAATTGAAGTGTCTAACGCAAATTTAATATACATAGATTCTTCTGTAAGTGGTGAAGGAATAAGTTATATGGTGGTATAAATTGATTATGGAATTAGAATTGTGTTATTAGAAATATGTTTAAAAATATAAATAGAATCTCAATATAAACCTCTCTGGTGCTCGTAGGCTCTCGCGGAGATTTAATTGAGATTCTAAGATTAATTTTATTTTAGATTGTTAGATTGTTGCAATGTTGAATTATGATTAGTTTAATATGTATTTTGAAACTACAATGGAATCACTCTCATTCCATTGTAGTTATTAACAGCAATAATAAAATGCACTTATTATTGTGTGATTATAATTATATAACATAATAAGAGAGGTGTCAATTGTTTTATGATAAATAGTGAAAATAATTATAAGAATGATAAGATTGATAGGAATTTTTGTGGAAGTCTTTATAATGGAATTGATGAAATTTCGGAAGGAGATGGTTGTAAAGTGAATACTATTGAAATTAAAGAGCGTTTTAATGAAGTAGATGAGCGAATAAAGTCTCATGATGAACGATTGAGAAGTATAGAAATCGAATTTGCCAAGAATAATGAAACATTAAATAATGTTAAACAAGGTCAGGAATCCCTAAAAAAAAGTATGGATAAGATCGAGGGGCAAATGTTAACCAATCATAATGCCATGCTATCAGGATTGAATAACTTACTTAT